ATTCCGGGATCTTTTTGTCAAAAGCCGTCATGCCTCAATTGCTAGGCGTCTAGCACTTGCGCAAGCAACCCGTAGTTACTAGTAGGAAACCGATGAAAAAGCTGTCAAGACAATCCGCCCTGGTTAAGTTACCCGTAGGCTTGGCGGTGATTCTCTAACAACCGTCTAACAGCTAAAAAGTGCAGGTATATGCCAGCGACCGAACCGAAGAAACCGCAGACCAAGGACCCGTCCGGCAAGACTCAGCTGCAGCTAGCGACCGAGGCGGGAGTGAGCCTCGAGACCTGGAAACAGTGGCAGCGCGACAAGCGGCTTGGTGGGGCGGACTTGGCCAACCGCAAGAAGCAGGCCGAGATTCGCCGGATTGAGGTTGCGACTTCGAAGGAGCAGCAATACTTGTCGATCGCGCGGGGGGAATTCTACCCAAAGGAGGAGGTCGAAAAGGGATTTCGGCAGTTGGCGGCGTTTGAGGGGTCCTTTGCCTCGGCGGTTTTGTCTGAGTTTCCGAGCCTGTTGGCGGGCCTCAAGCCGGCGGAGATTGAACCGATTGTGCGGCGGTTCTTGGACGAGTGGGACGAGAAACGGGCGGACCAGCGGGGCGAGGTTTGGAAGCTGGCGCGTGAGGCAGTTCAGGCCCAGTTCCGGGGGGACATGCGGAAAGTTGTCGCGGCGCAGAAGCGGGGGGAGGAGGGGGAATGACCCTCGCCGAGGTCTACTCTTCCGCGGTCCAGTTCCGCAGCGACCTCGAGCCGGCCGAATGGGCGCGGCGGCACGTAAGGCTTTACCGTTCAACGGATTCTCAGTTCTACCGCCCGGAGTATACGCCCTGGCTATCGGAGCCGATGCGGGAAATGCGCGACAACCGCAACCGGGAAATATGTTTTACTGGTCCCGTCGGGCTCGGGAAATCGACGATGATGGAAGCTCTCACCGCTAATATCATTGCCGAGGACCCGGGCCCGATGTTGATTACCGGCCAGACCGATGACGATATTCAGGACTGGGCCGAAACCGGACTTTGGCCGACTCTCAAAGCGTGTGACCCGCTAAAGTCCAAACTCCCGACCGCCCGCGGGACGTGGCGGAAGCGGGAGCTCATCATGCCGCGCAGTCCGATCCATTTGACCGGGGCGAATATGAGCGGGCTGCAGTCGAAGTCCGAGCGGTGGTGCTTGGGCGATGAGGCGTGGCTGTGGAAACCGGGAATGATCGAGGAAATGCGCAGCCGCCTCCACCGCCGTTGGAACGGGCGAATCCTCCTCGTTGGCCAAGCCGGGTTCGTGCAGTTCGGCGAGGACGACGAAATAGTGGGGGACGACTTCACTCTGGCCCACGACCAGGGCGAGCAACGCGAATGGAGCTTTGCCTGTCCGCAGTGTGGCGAATTGCAACCGTATTTAATTGAGCAACTGTCCATGCCGGAGGAGGGGGCCGTTGCGGAGCGGGCCCTCGCCGCGGTTTACGAATGCCGGGAATGCGCAACCCCGTTTGCTGATTCGGCCGAGAGTCGGCGGGCGTTTGTTAATTCGAGCCGGTTCGTCAAGACTCGGGACGCGATCCTCCCCGGTCATATCTCCTTTCATATGAATGCCCTGGCGCTCTGGCGTAGCCCGTGGGCGGACACGGCGCTCGGACATCTCCAATCGCAGGCGGCATTCGCGCAGGGCCGGAGCCTGCCGTTGCAGCAGTTCAGCCAGAAGCAGCTTGCCGAGCCGTGGGACGATTCGCAGACCATTGAGCGGCCGGACCTCGATCTCGAGGGGGAGCGGAAGGATTTTGCGGGCGGTGAGCAAATCGAGGGGGAGGCGTTTCGGTTTATGACGGTTGACGTTGGGCGCGACCACTACTGGGTCGGGGTGCGTATTTGGCGGGCGGACGCGAGCTCGGTGGCGATCCATTACAGCAAGGTTAGCACCGAGGACACTGTTGAACGGTTACGGGAAAAGCTGCAGGTGAAGCCGAATCACACCTATATTGATTCCGGTTACGATGCCGGGCGGGTTTACGACATCTGCGCCCGCTTCGGGTGGGTTGCGATCAAAGGGGACGGGGTGAGTAGCTATCGGATCAAGACCAAGCGGGGCACGGTCGAGAAACTAATCAGCCGCCCGACACGGGTGCAGGCGCCGTGCGGGACGGGGGTGCACCTGGTGCATTTCGCGGTCAACCCGCTCAAGGATATTTTGGCGCGGCTGCGATCCGGCGAGGGTGTGAAGTGGCAGGCGGTAACCGACATCGGGGAGGACTGGTCGGCCCAGCTCGACTCCGAGGAAAAGGAAGAATTTCTTAACCCGACCACGAACCAGGCGAGCACGCGCTACGTGAAAAAAAAGAAGCACAACCACTCCTGGGACGTTGAAGTTTACCAGGTGGCGGCGGCGCTGATTTGGCGAGTATTCGCCGAATAGCCCAAAAAATCCTCGTATTTTGATACTTTACTAACCTTAGCGTTGCTCTAAGGTTAGCAAATGCTAGCGGACGCGAGGGCGTTTTACGACACGTTTTCGACCGATACCGTCGTCGAGGCCGACGTTCGGACCGAGGCGAAACGTCTCGCCAAGGAGCTTTTTCTAAATAAGGGCAGTTCGGGGGAGGAGGTCGATGGGAGCATCGAGATTACCTCCGCTACTGTAAACGGGCAGAGTTATTCGGCGACGCGCACGATGACGAAAGGGGAACGTCTGCGGTTCTTGCGCCTCATAATCATCATGTATGACAACGACGTTGCACTCGGCGGGCGTGGTTACTATCGGGGGCCGAGGTAGAAGATGGCTGTAGTTGACCAGTTTGGCCGGCCGGTCACGATCGCGCGCACCTTCGCCCATGCGGCGGATCAGAACCGGAGCCGCGGCCCGCAGTTTTATGACCGCAACGCCTCGATTGAGGAACTGATTCCGCGTCACGACCGTAACGCGCTGGTGGGGCTTTCTAAAAGGCTGTTTACCAATATGGGCGCCCCGATGCGCGCCGCGATTGCACAAAAGGCGGACTATTCGGTCGGGTCGGCGTGGATACCGATTTACGGAGGAAAGGACAAGGAGGTCGGGGACGAGGTTTGCTCGTGGCTCAAGAATGTCTGGTTCCCGATGTGCGACGTGCGCGGCGGTGGCCACGACTGGCATCGTCTTCTCAAACTAACAAGCACGGGGTTAGACCGCGAGGGGGAGGTTTTCGTGATGCTGACTACCGACCGAAGCGGGGAGTTCCCCCGGTTGCAGCAAGTCCCGTCCTACCTGGTGCGTAGCGCGTTCAACGGGCCGGTTAAAATGGGGCCTTACAAGGGGCTGCGAATCCATGACGGCGTGATTTACAACGCGCAGAACGCGGCGGTTGCGTATCGAGTTTACTCGGACCAAACCAATTTCAAGGACATCTCGGCGCGCGATCTGATCCATGATTTCGACCCCACGTATCAAGAGCAGGGCCGCGGGTTGCCGGCGTTTACGCACGCGCTGGACGACATGAAAATGATGTTGCAGTCGACCGAATACGAGCGGATCAAGCAGCAGGTTATTAGTTCGATTTTGCTGGTCGAAAAGAACGAACTGGGCGGGCCCGACTATACCGATCCCGCCGTGGCCATTTCCACTAACGCGAGCGACGGCACCGGGATTGCGCAAGAGACATACGGGCCGGCGGTCCATTACTTCAAGTCGAATTCGGACAACGGACTCGAGGCAATCACGCACAATAGCCCGGGGGACGTTTGGGAGAGTTTTCATGATAGGATGATTCGGTCTGCCCTTGCGCCGCTCTGGTCATATTCGCTTGTCTGGAAGGCGCAGGGGCAGGGGACCGCGGAGCGGAGCGAGGTTCTGAAAGCCCGCCGGTTTGTGGCGGCCCGCATCAAAAGTCTCAAGTATATCGCGCGGCGCGCCTCAACCTACGCGGTCGGGGTGGCTGTAGCGGCCGGCCGTATCCCGCAACCCGGGAACATGCGCGCCTTTGATTTTACCGAGCCGCCGCGGTTGACGGTCGACGACGGGCGGGAGGCCAAAGCCATGACCGAAAGCCACGCGGCGGGCCATATTAACGAGACTGAAATCCAGGGGCACAAAGGCAAGGCGGTTGAGGATCACTATCGGGAGCGCGCCGTCGAGGAGGCGCGCAAGCAGATTATCCGGCAGGAGGTTGAAACCGAATACGGGGTGGAAATTGGGCCCGAGGCAATGGGCAACAGCAGCAAAATTGAACCGCAACCGCCCACCAATCCAGAAGCAAACTAATGACAGCGACCTTGGAACGACGAAAGCAAGCCTTGCGCGAATCTCCCAAACGGGAGGCTAGCGGGGTCCTGCGGGCCGCGCCCGGAACGGTTGACCCGGAGGGGGGAAAATACGGGGCGGGGATCATCAAGGGCGTTTCGGCCGTTACGCGGGGCGAGGCGCTCGGGCACGGGTTCTGGCTTGACGCGGAATTTCTCGGCCAGGTCGAGACGCAACTCAATTCGGGCGACCGCAAGGCGCGGTTCCGCCACCCGGGGCTATCCTCGGACGGGTTGGGGACTACCCTCGGCACGATGGTCGGCGCGGAGGTTGATGGAGACAAGGTTGTCACCGACCTGCATATTTTGGAAAGCGCGCACGATACACCGGAGGGGGACCTGGCCGGCTACGTGATGCAATTCGCGGAGGAAAGCCCGGACCTCTTCGGGACCTCGATCGTGTTCCGCATGGATCACGCCGCGGCGCGGCAATTCATGGCCGAGCATTCCGAGACACGGAAGGATCGGGACGGGATCGAGCGCCCGGACTTCAATACCTTCAAAAGCCCTGATGCCGACAACGAGCAGAACCTACCCCACGCCAGGCTCGCCGCGCTCAAGGCGGTTGATGTAGTGGACGAACCCGCCGCCAACCCGGACGGGATGTTCGCGGCACTGAGCGACGAGGGCCAGATGGTCGAGGAATTCGAGGCCGTGCTGGAATACGCCCTCGGCCTAACCGATTTGGAACCCGATGCGGACTGGCTGGAATTCAGCCCGGAACGCCTCCGCGGGTTTGTGGAGCGTTTCGCGGATGCCCGCGGGATGGAATACCGATTTACCAAGCAAAGAACTATGTTTACGAAAACAAAAGAATTCGCTGCTTTTGAGGCTCGCATTGCGGACCTCGAGGGCCAGCTGAACGACCAGGCGACCGAGCTCGAAGCGGCCCGGGAGCAGATCACGGCTTTGACCGAATCAAACGCCGAGGCGAAAGCCACGGCCGAGAAAGCGAGCAAAGCTGACAAGCCTGCGGAGTCCCTCGAGGATGCCGTCTTGGGGCTTTCGGCGGAGGTTTCCGCCATGCGGGACGAGGTTTCAAACCTCGATGCCAAGGCGGAGGACAAGGCCGTCGAAAAGCTCGCCGAGATGGGCCACCCGCCCGTTGAGGTTCCCCTCGAAGACGAGGACGACGGCCCCGTGCCGGAAACCGAACTCGAAATTTACGAGGCGATGAAACCCGGCGAGGAAAAGCGTGCTTACCTCGCGGACAATATGGCCGCGATCCACGAGCAGGCGAAAGCGCAACGCTAACCCTGCCAACCAAACTTCAACCATAAAATATCATGGCTAACAGTATCACCGGTGTGAATGACGACATCATTTCGTCAGGAGCATTTCAGGCATTCGTCAAGAAAATGACGCCGCTCTCCGCCTTTTCGCGGGACTTCTCGAGCGACGTGGCCCGCCCGGGTGACCGGGTGAGCATCTTCCGGGAAACTTACCCGGACGTTGCGGCGGCCGACAAGACCACGCAGGCCGACTACACTATTCAGGATTGCGACAGCGATTCGGTGGAGGTCGTCCTCGCGCAGCCCAAGTATGTTTCCTGGGCGCTGGACGACACCGAGGTTGCTAATTCCTCGGCGGTCAGCATGGACCGTTACGGGTCCGGCAAGGGCAACCATATCGCTACCGCGGTCGTCCAGGACATCCTGGACGTTGTGACAAACGCCAATTTCGGAGCCGCCGGCTTTGTGGGAGCGGCGACTACTTTCGACGTGGACGACGTTTTTGACCTCAAGGACGCGATGGACGACGACGACGTTCCCGAAAGCGGGCGCAGTCTCGTCCTTTCGAATGCCTACGCGACCAATCTCCTCAAGGACAACACCCTCCAGACCAACCAGAACGCGGGTGACGGCGCGTTGCGGGAGGGGTCAATCGGGCGGGTGGCCGGCTTCGATGTGTTTACCAGCAACATCATCCCGGGCAATTCCGAGAACCTGGTTGGCTTTGCGGCGACCAGCGACGCGATCGCGGTTGCGATGCGCTACCTGCAACCGCAGGAGGGTAATACCTACTCGCGGGCCGAACCGATTACCGAGCAGGACTCGGGTCTTACGCTTGGCCTGCGGGACTGGTATGACAACGACAGCGGCACGCGCAAGCGTGTCATCGAGTGCGTCTTCGGGAAACTCACCGGCAACGCGACCGGCATCCAGCGCATCACCAGCGCGTAACAGGGAACCACGATGGCCAAAATCTACGCGACCTTTTCCGTCCGTGACGGCGAGTGGACATCCGTAGCCGGTCCGAATGCTGACTACCAAGGTCAGCGATCACTCATCATGGAGGCTCGCATTAGCGGGCCTCCAGGTGGGGCCGATGAACTGGTGATGGTGGACCTCAAGCGCGGCAGCGACAAGCGGGCGAAAGCCCGGACCAAACCGGCGGCCAAGAAGGCGGCCAAGAAGAAAACGGGCAAGACCCAATACAGCGACTGACCCATGAGCACTCAAATTGACGACACGGCCGCCGGTTATACGATCGGCGCAAGCGGCGATAAAGTCGCATTCTTCGGAGCAACTCCGGTTGTCCAGCAGGGGGGGTCGGGCTGACGGCTCAACCGACCGACGGACTCCTGGACACGATCGACGTTACCGTCCTGGGGCTCTGGATCGAGTATACCTCGAGCCTGCAAAATCTCGGGATGATTTCGGGGTCCTGATTGAACCTTACCTCTGGCCACTCCCTTGACGGGGTGGCCGGCGAAAGGGTTTATGTCCAACCTCAGCAGATTTGCCAGGACCGGCCAGGCCAAGGCCGCGGTCGTGATCGGCACCGAGGAAATTTCGATCGACTCGGGGCCGTTGCTGGGCTGCGTGTGGTCCGAGGAGCGCACCTCGCGGGATTACGAACTGGGCGGCCAGCAGGTTGAAATCGTTTATGTCGGGACAGTTTCATCCGAGGTGTTCCGTGCTCGCTACCCGAATGACCCGCAGACGTATGTGGGCAAGGACGCAACCAAGAACACCCGCACCTACACGGTCGGGGATTTGGACGTGGGCGCGGTCACAACCGTCATCACGCTGCGGGGGGAGCACGAGGCGCCGTGAAATTGGAACTAACCGCCAAAATCGACCCGAAGAAATTCGCCAAGTTCCGCAAGAAGTTTGGTGACACCAGCAACCAGGCGCTTTTGCGAGTGGCGGTAGGCGCCGCGCGGGAAGCTGCGATTTTGACCGAAGTGCGCGGCAAGTCGAAAAAGAAGCAGATTGATTCGATTGTGACCGGGGCGCGGATCAACATCGTGGCGATCCCTGGGCGTGATTTCAACAAACTGGCGAGCAAGCGCCGCCCCGGGTTCCAGTTTAACCGGCAATGGGTCAGGCTGCGCCCGAATCAACTCCTGCGCGATGCCGATGCTGTGAACGAGTTTATCGAGAAGCAGCGGGACGGCCGCGGGCGGGTTCCGAAACTGAACGCGCGGGACAAGGCGGTCTGCCGGAAACCCGACATGACAAAAACCCTCGTGCGGCGTAAGAAGCTCGCGGGGGTGGCAAAGGGATCGTGGATCGGAGCGGCGAAGAAAGCCAGCCGGTTGAGCCGTGGCCCGCAACGCGCCAAGATCGGCAAGAACTTTCTTTCATGGGCGCAGAAGCACAGCGACAAGGGGACCGCCCGCTTTCGGCGCGCAATGCTCGGCCGCAGCGAGGTCCGCCTAATTTCGAAAGCGCCCGCCACCCGCCGCAAGGCGATATTTTCTCAAATGGCGGGGCGCGAGGCGATCCGCCGGGCCTGGAAAAATGGGCTGGCCTGGTATCGCCGGGCCGCCCGCAGAATCGATAAGGAACGATGATTACGGACAAAGTAGTTGCGGCGGTGGCCGATTATCTTGAGACCTTCGCGCCCACAACTCTAGCAACTGCAACCTTTTACGAGCGGGACGAGGGGGCAGACTTCGAATATCCGGCCGTGATCGTGGCGGAGTCCGGCCCGCCCGAGGAGCACGAGATTCGCCGCGGGCACTGGACGGTTGACCTCGAGGTGATGCTCAAGACCAAACCGGAGGGGGACGAGGCCGCCTCGACTCACCGGACCATGACGGACGAGATTAACGCCCTGATTGGCGACACAGACGGCACCGTTGCCCACCTGGGCAAGACCCTGGAATGCAACGACTCGTGGGGCGGGACCGGGGGAACCGAGAATGAGGACGGATTTCGGGTTACTACGTTTTCCCTTGAAATCAAGGCGGCGCTTTCTTGACAATCCTAATTCGGTTAATAAGGTTGCCCTATGGCAGCCACAAAATATGGCAGCGGCGTTTATGGGCTCGACAATGAGGAGTCTAATGGCTTCTTTATAGCGAGTTTCAGCAACGACATCTCAACCGATGAGGTGTTTATGTCCAACCATGAAGGTGAGGACGTCGGGGTTTCGTTTTACAACGAGCAATCTACCCTGACCGCAGACGGCGCGTTAGTGACGACCAGCACCACAAGCGAGAGTCTCGCAGCGGAGGTGCCGGTAATGGCAAACATCGCGATCGGGACAACGGACTCGGCAGTTGCCGACTGGTTCTTTAACAACTTGCGGATTAACGGTGCGAACCGTGATTTCCAGCAGGGCGGATGGACCGCAGTCGGACGGCCCGGAATCACTAACCCGAACCCGTAACGCTGGTGAAACTCTATGAACGGTCGGTGACTGTTCAGGGGCGGGACCTGGTGGCAGCGTTGCTGTTCTCCGGGGCCGAACTCGTGGACAAGGAACCGACATGCTTTTTGGTCGGGGACGTGGAAAGCCGCAAGTGGCATTTCCGGCCCGCGACGGACCGGGGCGTTTCGGTCGAGAAGCTCATCAAGGCGCACCAGCAGGAAACGAACCGGGCCGAGGGGGACTGGTCACCGCAATACAAGGCGGCGCTGGACTCCCTGACTGACGAGCAACTTTTTGCCCTCGCCATGCAGGCGATCGAGTGGCGCCACCACGTCGAGCAGACCGAGCGGACACGCCGCGGAGCCGCCGCGATTGCGCCCACGCCCAGTTCCCGCCTCGTGTTGGGACCGAACATCAGCAAGCGGGCCGAGGAGGTCTTGCTAAAACATGCCGGGATATGAGCGAGCGAGAACAGCAAGCCGAGAATTACGTCAACGGGGAGGGCGGTCTGGCGCCGCTATCCTGGGGGCGGCTCAAGATCGCGCGCCGGGCGGGGGTCGAGGAGGTCGACGACGAGGAAATGCCCGACGTGGCCGCGGCGCTTTACCTCATGCCGTTCCAGAAGTTGCGGACCCTGACCCGCGAGAACTTCCTCAAAGAGTGCGAGCGGTTCGCGAACGCCCTCGAGGTCCCGCAGGTATTCGAGTGCGCCCAGGCCCTGGGGAGGGACATGGCGGCGATCCAGGCGAGCGAGGTGACTACGCCGGGAAAGCCGGAGACGGGGGAGGGGGAGGAGCCCAGCCCTTCGCAGAGTCCGTCCTCATCGCCACCGGGCTCCGAATAGGGTTTAGCTACCATGAAATCGAACAGCAAATCCCGTTTGCGCTCCTCCTCCAGTGCGTTCACGCCCACGCCCACGCCGAGCTCCGTAGCGCCGGGGACAAAGGGCTCCTTTTCCAGTGGGCAACATCCGACGAGGCCGAGGTGGAGAACATCCGGGAGCGGCTCAAGAAACTGCGAGAAAACCAGCAATTCGAAGGCATAACCGATCCTGAATCATGGCACTAGGCGCAACACTCAAGGTCAAGATGGACACCTCCGCGGTTCGCCGCGGGCTGGCGTCGATTCGGGGCATGTTTACCCGTCTCGGTGCGACTCTGCGCGGGCTGGGGGGGGTGATGCGCAAAAGCTTGGTGCCCTTAATCGGGCTGGGCGCCGGGGTAGCCCTCGGTGCTAAAAAACTCGCAGAATACGGGGCGGAGCTAAAAAAGACCTCGGTTCAGACGGGGGTTTCTATTCGAGATGTTTTGGCATTTCGCGAAGCGATGAGGCTTGCGGGGGTGGAAATCAGCGACGACGCCGACTTGCTCAGCGACTTCCAGGAGAAGCTGGAAGACGCCAAAATGGATGCGGGGACCTTCAAGGAGGGAATCCACCCGCTCGGGTTAAGGTTATCCGATTTGGACAACATGACGCCGATTGAGCAGCTTGAGAAGTTCCTGCAGGCGATAAATGACTCGGATCTGGACATCCAGAAATTAAATCACGTCATCGATAAGGCTTTTGGTGGGATGGGGTTCGCGTTGATGGCCCTCGCCAAGGATTACAAGAACTTCATGGAGGAGGCGCGGGCAAGCACCGATCAGCTCGCGACCTCCCTCGAGGGCGGGTTGCTCGAAAACCTGGTTGATACAAACAAGGAAATGATCAAGGCCACGACCCAGTTAAAAGGGTTGGGGTTGGCGCTAATTACCGAGTTGCCGATTGACGAAATCGTCGGCCTAATAAAGGAAGCTGCCGCCGAGTTGACCAAGTTCCTGACTGCGGAAGGAAGCCTGAAAAAGAGGATAGGAGGACTTATTGCAACCCTTGGCGAGCAACTTGCGTTAGGATTCCTCAGAATTTCAAAAGCTATCGGCGGGCAGCTCTGGCAGGGAATCAAGGCGGGCATGACAACCGATTTCAAATCAGGAGTCAAGAAAAGCGGGGCGGTCGGGATCTCGGTGGAAACTATGATGAAACTTTACAGCCCGCTTACCGAAATAATTCTACGTTTTCTAACTGGGGGGCTAGGCTCGGACGTTAAGCCGATCCTAGAAAAGCAGGCCAAAATTCTTGAACGCATCGAGCGCAAGGAGGGCGCCGTTTTCGCATGAGCGTTACCACTTACGGGCTAAGTGCTGGCGAGTTTGAACCGCAACCTAACTTCCGCGCCAGCCGGGACAAAAACGGCCTTTATACCGCCACGCAGTCTTATCGGATGTTGCGTAGCACCTGGGAGCAAGGGGTCAAAGGCACCTTTCGGCGGGACACTCCAGTTACTAACCTCTTTACCGATCTGGAGCTTATGTGGCGTTTCCTCAAGCTCAAAGAGTTTGAGATTGAACGGGCTCCCGGCGGCCAGGTGGAAGTGTTTTGCACCTTTAGCGGCTTGGACCCGGATGACGAGGATGACCGCGAAATCACCTGGATTCTCAACGGGGTTCTAGTGGAGCGCCCGATTACCGAACACCCCTTGTTTCTCAAAGAGGTTCCCGGCACCATGAACCGGACTTACATCCAAGGCGGGATGCAAGGAATCTATATTCGCGACCCGGATATTACCGCCAATGTCACCACGCAGGTTGACGGGGTTTATCTTCCGAAGGATCGGCGGATGCCTGTCCTGATTTCCGGTGGCAATGCTTTAAAGTGGTGGCGACTGATCGTCGATGACGGCCACCACACCTGGAAAGCGCCTACTTTGCAATGGACTCTTGAGGCCGCGAATGTGGGCGGACTTGTGGACGCGGACCTCGAATTGCTAGGAATGCAAGACTTCCCGCCCGGCCCGCCTCCGAAACTCGCCCCGCCGCAGCCGTTCAAGGGAAACCATGAATGGTTGATGGTTGCCGCCAATAACGTGATTTCGACCGGCGGGACCAGCTATTCGATTACCTGGGAACTGTCTACCGCGGCCGGGCTTCCAAAGTTCCGCCAAAACGGCTCGGAGGACCTCGAGCCGTTCGATGGGCCATACAGTTATGACCGGACAATACTAGAAGAGGCGTAATAATGCCACTTACCCGAATCAACGGAAGGAGCCGGATGAAGCGGCGGGTCGATCAGACCGAGTCGGCGCGCCAGTGGAACAACGTGGTCCACAATATTGACCGACTCTATGAGGGGAAAGTTGAGCCGCGGCAAAGGCCGATTGTAGCAAATGAGGATCACCCCTGGAAAATCCGGGTGACCGAGGAGGCCGGCGGCACTTTCAAAATTACGGTGAAGGAGGGCAACGTATATGATGCCGCCCTCTATCCCGACCTGAGCGGGAACGCCGTTTCGGGGACCTGGCCGTCTACCGTGACAGAAACCGAGTTTACCGGGCTGGCCGCCACTTCGGATAACGGGATTTGGCTTGAGGGCGACCTGGCCACTCCGGGCACGATCTATGACGCGATTCACGGCGCGGGAGAGGATCTCGAAATTGACAACTTTGCCGCGCATCGCGTCATCAAAAACGCGACTTATCTGACCCCGATTGATGCTAATTTTACCGCACTAATCGTCGCCAAGAATGCCACCGCTTACACCTACATCGGGCGCGTTACGATCGCGACCGGGACGGTAACGATCCGGCAGGATCTTAAAAACAACTTCGGCCCGACTCAACCGAGCTACATTGACAGCTCAACTTGACTTTCTTAATCAACTTACCTAACAAAGACTATGGCTCAGACCTTAACAGGCGCACAAGCTCGCTGGGAGCTCACCGGCAACGTAACCAGCACGGGCGTTAACAGCACGGGCGTTACCGGCGCCCTCGGCACCGGGCTTGTCCTTCAACAATTCGACACCGCGGACATCCTGTTTGCCTTCAAAGTGACCTGCACCGCTGCCGCGGATGTCGTCACCTGGAACATGGGGACCGGCGACTTGACCAAGACGACCGGCACCCCGGACGTAACGCGCTGGGGAACCCAGACCGGGGACACAACCGGCGAGGACTTCGAGGGAATCAACCTCGCTACGATTACCACCATGTATGGCTTCGTGATCGACATCGCCGCCGCAAATAGCAAATACCTCGCGATCGCAGGGGTTGATCCGGAATACGTGGACGTTCCGCAAGCCTCGCCCGGCCAGGTTATTTCCCAGACTTTCCGCTCCGGGGAGTCGATCGTGACCCCACCAAACATGACCTTTACCCACGAGAATGACGCCGCGGCGATCGGGGACACCTACACGGTAACGGTTCTCGGAAAAGCCTAACAATTTCAACAATCCTAGAAAAATGGCAACAAACATTACAACCGCCACCACTACCACCATTGAAGGGGTCGGAGGGCCGGGAAAGAAGCTCTTTGTCAAAGTAACCGGAACTTGGGGCGGAACTTCTCTCGCGGTTAAAACCCAGAATGGTAACAGCGAGTGGGAAGACTATCCGCAGAATGCAACCCATACTGCGGACTTCGCCCATATCTTCACGGTTGGAGAACAGAAGAATCTGCAACTCGTTACTACCGGGGGCTCTGGGATTGACCTTTGGGCGGAGGTATTCGAGATTGACTAGAAATGCAACCGGCTGAAATCCAAGCGGACCGGCCCGCCAGCTATTCCGCAGACTGCGATGCGAGCGGACTCCAGCGGGCAGTTGAAGCCCTACAAGGACTGACTTTTTGGGCTCGGTCTGGGGAGGGGATCACCGGAGATCCGGTCGAGGGCTGGCGAGACCGTTCCGGTAGAGAGAACCACTTGATAGGCGATGTAGGATCGCAGCCCCCAGTCACGCAGGATGCCCAAGGAAGAGATCAGCCAAACTTCGACAATGCCACAACTCAGGATGTTTTATATACTGCTGATGACTCCTTGCTGGATATTGTGGGAACTGACGCCTTTATCCATTTTTTCCGTCTGGACCTGGCGGGCACTCCCTCGGCTCGTCAGTGGTTTGGATTGAAGTGGGATGGATCTGCGGGATGGTTTATCGCCAATCGTTCTGGTTCAGGATTTGCGAAGCTCCGTGTTCTCATTAAAGACGGAACCGATGCGTTCTACTGGGATTCCTCCTCTGGCATACTTAGTGGGACTCCTGCTCTTTGGGTTGTGGCTCATGATGGAGCGGGGACCTACACGGTTCGTAAAGACGGTGTTGCCCAGTCTGGGGCTACCACCGGGACTCATGCCAATGTTGGCGATTGTTCCAATTCTGATCCATTGGAGATTGGGGGCAATCCCAGTGAGGCAAACAGCAAGGACCAAGAGATTTCGGAGTGGGGTTTTATTAAAAACCCTTCGGATTTTACTGCGGCGATAGCATTAATCGAGGCTTACATGATGAGCCGTCACCCATAATGAAACTGGTTACATTTATTCTCGCGATCTCTGCGGCCTCTCTCCTAGGTGAGACGGTTCTTCATGTCGTAGCTGGCAGGCTTGTCCAGACCGAAATACCCGAGAAGGTTGCAGCTCGAATGACGGACAAGTGGACTATAGTAGTCTCCTCTCCTGAAGTTCTGGAGGAATTAGGGGCCGATTCCGCTGAAGTTTTGCACAAGGCAGCTTGGATGTTCCCTTCCAAATCCGGGAACAATAGATTTCGCAATGGAACGGTCAGACTCCAAAATGGAATCTATGAAATATCGCGCCCGATCACCTGGCCGGGTCGCACCAACCTGATCGGGGGTGGCAGCTCCATTTTCGACTCGGGGACGCGGCTTAGCTACGTCGGGGAGCAAACCGACCAGCCACTTATCAAGGTTCTTGCTGCGAACAAGAGAGGGCACTGGAACTCGAACTTTAGCCAGAACTTCCGGGACTTCGCCCTCCACTGTAACGAGGAATGTTCCGGGCTGATGTGGGGTGGGGCGCATTCGAGCGAAATTAAGACGGTGCGGGTCAAGAGCCCAGTGAAAAATGGATACGGGATCTGGGTTCGCAAGGGCAGCAACTCGGTTGCCTTGCGTGACGTTCAGGTCTGGTGTGCGGGGGATCGGGGCGGGCAGCGCCCAGTTGAAGAGCGTAACACCATCACTTCCTTCCGGTTCGACAGCTTCACTCACGGGGCGGTCGAGGCGTGCAAGGCCGAACAGGGCGGGATCGGATACGAAATGAACAACGGCTCGTGGGTGTTTAGTCTGTGCTACTCCGAGGCGAACCTCCGGACCCTGGTGAAGCGAGGCAACCAGGGCTATATCTCAGGAACCATCGTGATCCACGCCGCCCAGGTCGATCCCGAATGGAGCAAGCGGATTTACTACGAGTTTGAGACCCCGCGGAGCTGGGGCGAATTCGCTGGGCAGGCCCGCGATTCATGGGAGGGTGGCTACCTGTCCAAGAAGCTCGACGACAACGACAAGTGGCAACCGGCCTACACCGAGCTGGTCGGCCCCAAGATCAACCAACACCATATCCCATATCACTTCGACCTCAATCCCAAAAAATAAATGCACACCAAGCACGCCATTACTTCCAAAACTGTCTGGGTCAATGCCCTCGTTATACTGATCGTTGGTCTTATCCCGGGCGGGAAAGCATTCGTTGCCGAGAATCCGCAGGCCACGGTTGTGCTAGTCGGGGCGGTTAACATCGCCCTGCGCTGGCTCACC